CACGTTTAGTTGTATATCTACGCAGTCAGTTGAATAAACTAGCTCGTCCGTATATCTTTGAACCGAATGATAAGATTACCCGAGACGAAATTAAAGGTGCTGTTGAAAGCCTATTACTAGAGTTGGTAGGTTTACGAGCTCTATACGACTTTGCGGTTGTCTGTGATGAGTCAAACAATACACCAAGCAGAATTGACCGTAACGAACTATATGTAGACATTGCTATTGAACCAACAAAAGCAGTTGAATTTATCTACATACCATTGCGTGTCAAGAACACAGGAGAGATTTAAAAATGGCACTAACTTCATTAAATAGGATTTCGGTTCCACCGGCAGGCGGTAACTCAGGCACTGCCCTGCTAATGCCAAAACTAAAGTATCGTTTTAGAGTGATACTTTTGGGTTTTGGAGTTGAGGCTAGTACTGAACTAACTAAACAGGTTGCAGATGTTAAACGTCCAAACGTTTCTTTTGAAGAAATGGCCATTGACATTTACAACTCAAAAGTAAAATTGGCAGGTAAGCCTAGCTGGGAAGATGTTACTATCAACCTACGTGACGATGCTAACGGTCAAATTCAAAAGTTAGTTGGACAGCAAATCCAGAAACAATACGATTTTATGGAACAGGCTTCTGCACGTTCTGGTATTGACTATAAGTTCCAAATGAACATCGAAACACTAGACGGTGGTAACGGTGCATTAGAGCCTAGCGTATTAGAGAAATGGGAATTGTACGGTTGTTTCATTAGCGGAGCTGACTATGGCGAAGCTAACTATGCAACTAACGAACCAATGACTGTTGCTTTAACAATCAAATATGACAATGCAGTTCAATTTGCAGGTGCTAACGGCACAGGTATTGAGCGTGGTGTAGGTGCATTAGTTGGAAGAACTATTGGCGAATCCGTAACTGGACGCGGTTAATTAGTTTTAACTTAGATCAAAAAAACCTGGATTATCCAGGTTTTTTTGTGGCATAAATATTTGTATGGCTAATGCATTCACAAGATTTCTAAAAG